TGCTTCCGCAGTGCCAGTGATTCCGTATCTTCTTCTATAGTTATCAATTGTTCTGCTGTCACCACCAAAGGCATTAATGTAATCAAACTCAGATGCTTGTATGTCTTTAATTAGTGTATTGTTAACTGCTTCTAAAGCTTCAATAACTGATTCTTCACCTCTTAAGAATGGGAATACGTTTACAAGTTTAGCTGCCATTTGAATATCTTTTTGTGTCAATCTGTCTTTAGACTTTAATGAGTTAGCTAACGCATAAGTTAAGATTGTTTCGTTAATAGCTAATTGTTCTAAATCAGCACCCTGGCCTTTGAAAACTCCTAATTGTTTTAAAGTTTTCTTGAAGTAAGATTCGCCTTTACCAAATTGTCCTTCAAATACATTTCTTGCTGTCTCTTCATCTACATTATTATCTTTCATGTATTGTTGAATATATTGATTTTTAAGCTCTGCAATTTTAGCTTTACCTTCTTCTCTACTTAAAACACCAATATTAAAATCAGCTAATGCATCTCCTAATCGCTTACTAAATAAAGCTAATCTTCCTACAGGACCTCCAGTTACATCATCACTTTTTAAAAGATTAATTGAAGATAAACCTATTTGATATGCTTTATACTTACCTGAAAGATCTCTTATAGTTTTATCTCTTTCAGATTGACCTTTAGAATGTTCAATAAATTTATTAACTTGATTTGCTGCAATTGGTGCAAAAATTTCTCTACCAAAATCATCAAACTGACCTGTAGCTACACCAAATGTTCCGTTTTCATACTGAACTCCTACAATGTTTCTTGCTTGGTTATTAGCATCTTGCACTTGAATTACACCAAATTGTTTTATCTTAGGTAGTTTACTTGCTTGGTTTCTTGATTTGTTTTCTTCACTTACAAGTTCTAGGGCATCACTCATCAAATTATTTTCTAATTCATTTTCTTTTAATTTCATTGTTGCATAATTCGTTGTTGCAGGTCCTATAGCATTACCAAAAACTTCTAAAGCACCACCTACTCCTTGTTTTCTTGTAGTGCCTGTTAATAAACCTTGAGCTAGATTAGCCAAAAATACTAATTTTGCATTTGATGTTTGACCCTCCATTAACTCTTCTTTAATTAATCTTGCTTTAGCAATAGATTTTTTGAAACTATCGTCTAATGCATTAGTGTCTTTCTGTAAATTTACATCTGTTTGTCCTGCTGTTTTTTTCTTGTCTGGTTCTGATACAGGTGCTTTTGGTTTAGATTCTATTTCACCTAACACCAAAGGATTTGGACCCTGAGTTAAATTATTTAAATTACCTATTGTGCTTCCTGGAGCTACAGCATTATTTGATGCTACTTTTGTAATATCAATTACATCACTTTTATTTTGACCTGTGCCTAATTCTTCTTTACCTGTAGCAACTAAAACGTCTGGTTTAGTATTTCCTGTTAGGGCCACTTCAGATGCCTCCTTAATATTTTTTCCTTCTTCTGCTAATCTTTTTTCAGTGTAAGGTGCACCTCTACTACTTACAATTTTAGTTGGATCTACTGGGGCAAATATATTTGGAAATAGTGGATCACCCATATCAACTTCTAAAGCTTTTCTTGTGTCACCAGGTTTTAATCCTCTTGCTTGTCCAAAATAATCTATTACTGGACTACCTACAGCTCTTGCAAGTTTTAATCCTTGAAGACCTAAACCTATGGCTCTACCGTATGGGTTCATCATTCCCGCAATAGTTAAACCAGTATCAAGTACAGTTTTAGGCATACCGGGTTGCATACCTAATTTTTCAGTAATTCCTGAAACTCCACCATACAAACCTTCAAAACCTAGTAATCCACCTATACCACCTCCCATACCAAAAGGAACTTTTACTCTTGGTTTAGTAACTTGTTGCCCAGCTGTGGATGGAAAATTTCTTAAATCTGAATAAACTCTTTTACCAAATTGACCTGCTTTACTAAAAAAACCAGGTTGATCAACCACCATAGGTAAATTTCTTGGATTAGTAACTTGACCAGTTACATTTCTAGTAACGGGTCCCATTATGAATTGACCTATTCTAGCTTTGACAGGTTTTAATGCACCTTTTCTTAAAGCTTGTTCTCTAAACAAAGGTCTGTTTAATACATCATTTAATGCCATGTTACCTTCCTTGGTTGTTGCCAAAACCTTGGAAAGCTGTGAACGCTCCTAATCCTGCTCCTATTGATTGAGCTAGTGGACTCGTTTGTGGCTGCGTTGCTGCTGTGATCGTTGATTGCGATTTTGGTCCTGCTGCATAAATGTTTGATAAAAATTCTGCTCTTTGGAACGGTTCGAAAGCTTGTTGTAATTGAGATTGTCTAGCTGCGTCTAAAGTTTGTTGAGCTAATTGTCTTTGTAAACCACCAGCACCTAATAATTGTTGAATGTCTCCTTGTTGTTGTCTTTGTAAAGCCACACCAAGATTACCTAAAGTTTGTTGTTGCTGTTGTGCTGCTCTCAATGCAGTATCAAAACCTTGAGCTTGTGCTAAACCAACTTGTCCTAATCTTGCTCTCTCTAGTTCTGCGGAAGCCACACCTTCTCTACCACCACCAAAAGCTCCAGATCTCACTGCTCGTGCAGATAAAGCATTTTGGGCCTGCTGAGCTTGTCTATTTATTTCATCTATAACCTGTGCTTGAAAAGGATTTTGAAACTGTGCAATGTTTGGTGTTTGAGCCGCTAATAATTGTGCTAAACCTGCTCCTGTTTGGCCGGCTTGTGTAAAACCAGTTTGTTCTAGTTGTGAGAATGGTGCAACACCTATTGCAGGAATAGAAACTGGACGATCGGCAGCAGCTCTTGCCAAATCCATTAATTCAATTTTTCTTTCCTCTATACCTGGTGCCTCTCTAATAACAGAAGTTTGAAAAGATTGTCCTCCACTTGATGGTGACGGTGCTGGTGCTGATCTTGATGATCCTCCACCAAATATGCTACTTACTATTGATCCCATTATAAATCTCTCTCCATTTGTATGTGTTTAATTTTCCAACCCCATTTTTTTGATACTCTTGCCCAACCCGGCCTGCACCAAAAAGATAGTTTTTTACAACTGTTAATTTTAGCAAACTTACTTACTGTTGACACTAACTTGTCTTCCCATAAGTGTCTTTTTTTCCCAGTAGCAATGATAGCTTCTAGCTGGCTATAGTTTGGTAACGCCGCTATTCTTGTGACCATCAAAGCAAATACTTGATTTAATTCTTCTTCATCATTACCAAAAGCTAAAAATAATTGTGCTTCATCTTTTTTTAGAAGATCTTTGATGTGATGTGGAGATGCAAAACCACCTGAGTATTGTAAAGCCTCAGCTATCATAAAATCACATAATGGCCAAAACTTATCTATATATTGTGGCTCAACAGATAATATATCTACTTGTGGTTTAATTAACTTTTGCTTTTGCATTTTTACTTCCTTGTAATAAATCAAAAACTCTTTTGTATCGTTTTTGTTGTTCATAGAAGTATGAGGCACCTTTTTCACGCATGTCTTTGAAACTCTCTGGATTCGCACCCGCTATGATTCCTGCTCCTAATACTCCATCTGCTCTTGTTACAAACTCTCCGTCTGCTAATTGAGCTAACATTGTATCTTCGTCTTTATCTCCTGTGCCGGATCCGTCTTCAACGTATCCTTGTGCTCTAACATAATTGTTAGAGTCATTTTCATCATGAGTAACTTTGCTAGGTAAAAAATTTACACCACCTTCATTAAATTTTCGTATTGTAGCTAAGCCACCCGTATTGAATGTGCTTTTTGATAATTCGTATGGTCCCTGAGTATATTGAGGATCTCTATTTGCTTCAGGTATAAAAGGTTGTTCAAATACTTTTTCCTCTCCACTAATAGGATCTATATATTTGAAACCACCTCTTTGTTTTTGTAATTCTGCTACAGCTAAATTGTAAGTTGGTGTGTAAACATCTTGTGGTTTTGGTTCAAAGGCACCACCTAAGTATGTGCCTGTTGCGATAGCTGCTGCAACTTTACCAGGACTAAATTCCATCTCACCTGTAAAATCTCCCTGCTTAGTTAATCTTTGTCTGAATAATAATTTTTGTAATGCATTCATCTCAGCCGGTGTCCCTCCTGGTCCGCCCGCTGCTCCCGCTGCCGCTGCAGCTTTTTGTGCTGCCGGTAAACCTGCTAATTGTTGAGAGTAGGTTTGTCTTGCAAACTCATCACCCATGCCATAGCCATCAGACGCAATTGGTATACCTAATGCTTGTCCAGCTGATGTTTGTGCAAAAGATTGCAAAGGTGCTGATTTTAAAAATGGAGTGAAACTTGATTGTGCTGCAGAAAAACCAGGTATGTTTAGTGCAGAACCTCCAGCTAATACACCTTTACCACCATAATATCCAGCTGCTGCTCCTGTAGCTCCTGCCAATAATCTTTGAAGTCCTGATCCACCAGCATCTTTAGACGCTTTATATCCTTTGTATCCTCCATATGCGGCTAGTGCGTAGGGTAAAAATTGTAACATATGTTAAAAAATCCTCATTTTTAGCTAATCTTAAAATATTAACACTTTAGAATTCCTTAATCAACTCATCGGCGAAGCAAGCTGTATACTGATGCTCACCAACATGTGTGATGTAATCATTCACTAAACAATAGCATTTCCCACCTATGTCTCTCCACCTTTTACAAAAGGCAAAGTCTTCTCCTAAATAAGTCTTAGTTTCAGGATCATGTAAAGTGTCAAAAAAATTGTAAAAATGCTTTACTCTTTCATTCTTGCCATTAATTACGTTATCTTGAACTATCTCAAAATGAGGATATTTTTCTATCATCTTTTCAAATACTGACCTCTTTATCATCATAAAACCTGTGGGTGAGTGGGTCACCTCTATAGCTCCATCTTTAACCTCAATGCTTTCTGTATTTGATACTTTAAAGGGATATCTATAAAAAGCTTTATATTTAAGGTCGTCTACTGTTTTAATTTTATTATTTTTAATCATGTATAATGCCTTATCCCAACACATATCTTTCAAGGCATAAGGCACAGATATAACATCTTTCTTAGCATCTAATAATCTAAAAGCACTTTCAGGTTTAAAACCTATATCAGAGTCTATAAATAAAAGATGACTCATACCACTACGTAAAAAAGCTGACACACACAAATTTCTACCCTGTGTAACTAATGATGACTTATATAACTGAAATACTATTTTTGTTTTTTTCTTAATAGCTAATTTCTGTAACTCTAATAAGGATTGTGTGTAATGTATACTTACTTCTGAATGAACAGGTGTTGCAACAAACAAACTATTTTCATTTAATTTTTCTTTCTCCTCATCTTTATTGAACCAAAGTGGTTTAGAATTTGGATCGCTTTTCATGTAATAGTCCTTCTAAGAAATTAGTCCATTCTCCTTTTCTTCTCTCCCAAGAATAAAACTGATTAAAAAATTGTTGTTGGCTTTTTAAAAAATGTGGCACAGTTCCTTTATATAAATAAGCGTTTACTTCATCAATGGAAAAAGCAAATAATTGTGCAAGTTGTTTATAATCATTGGTATAATTTATATATACAGGCCATTCCGAACAAGTTTCAAATAATGCACCATAATTAGTTGTAATCATGTGTAAACCAGCAGCTAGAGACTCAATGGCAGATATGCATGATGTTTCTTCCCATATGCTAGGAAAACAATATACGTCATAACTTGGTAATTTTTTTCTTATCTCATCATTATTTACATAGCCTATATAGTTTACATTAGGTAATGATTTAGCCTGTTCATATAAATCTTTATATTGACTATCATTTGCGTCCTTAAATTGATCTCCATAAATTTGAGTGCTTGAATAAACATCTAATTCTACATCTTTACTTTTTATAAGTTGCATTGCACCCAATAAAACATTCAGACCTCTCCATGGTGTTGAGTGATAGATCATTTTTAATTTACCATTTCTTTTAAATTCTTTGTTAGGAAATGGTTCAACAGCATTTTTTATAACAGTGCATCTTTCAGTTGGAACATTAAATCTCATTCTAAATTTTTCATAACACCAATGTGAGTTAAAAACATAGTAATCATATTTTTTGTGATTATCTTTATTTGAAAACCAATCAATTAAGTTAGGTTGATCGTAAGAGTTTTGTTGCCAAAGGATATTAATTTTATCTAAACTTAACGGGATTTTTTCTGGCACTGAAGTTGTAATTTGAAAGTTATCTAATATCTTGTTGTCTACGTGCTTATATAATAGCTCGTATTGAATTTCAGTTCCTCCAAGAGGACTCATTTGGTATCGCTTTTTCCACCAATTGAAGCTGGAGTAATTATAAGATCTTGTTGAAAATCTGCTGCCGTAGTATCTGTACTAGGATTAGCTACATCTGCATCAAACTCCGCTTTGTCCTTATATTCTTTTCCAGTTCTCTTATGCTTAATTTTTTCTACTGCGTGTGCTGGTATTCTTTTTATTTCCATATTAACGTCCTTGTCCTTTATAGGGTTGTTTCTTCATACTTCTTTTTTTATGTTTATTCAATCTTTTTGTGTGCCTTCCTGGTCTTTTTTTTGGTGTTCTTTTTGTATAATTATTTACACCGAATTTAGGTTTTTTCTTAGCCATTTTCTTGTGACCTATCTATTTGAGCATAACTTATAATACCTTGTAATTCGTCAGCAGTGCCAGCTGTCATTTTCAAAGAATCTCCCTCTTCTAATACTAACGTTTGGTTTATAATATCTACAACCTCGTTTGCAGGTATAGCTTTATTTCTTATTCTAAAAGTAAGTGAAGCAGAACTGTCTGTAAATTGCACAGAGAGGTTGACCGGTGACCCTGATGCGTTGTCTACTTGTATCTGTTTAACTAAACATCTCGCTGATGATGGTGAGGTCAATACAGTAGTTGTATCTGTAGTTGATAAATTTATTCCTGCATTTTTGTATTGTATTGTCATGATATAAACCAATTAAAAGTTGATTGTTCATTTTTTAAATCTTGCTGATAAGATGTATTTAATTGTTGCTTAACAGTATCTAAAGATTGTAATACCTGTCTTTGATTTTCAGGTTGATAAGTTTCTTTAGGCTCTGGTATATATGCAGTAATCTTTGCCATTATCTTCTACCATCTGGTTGTACATCAGCACGAAATGTTCCATATCTCCAAGATTGTCCTGTGCTTGTATTTTCTATTTTTAAACTTGCAGCTCTGCCTCTAGCTCTAGTATCAACTTTTTCTGTTGAGCTTGAAATTGTAAATGGACCTAAAGGAGATGATGCTGCTGTGTCTACAGGAAAATCTTTTAAGTTAATAGTAATTTGAGCATCACCAGTTATTCTTTTGAAATCTGGAATAAATCTTCTTATCTTAGTAAAAAATTCACCATTACCATCTAAAGCAAGTTGAAAGTCCCCTGACTGTATGTTTGCTAATATGGCAGTAGTTCCAGAGGTATTTACTTGATCAACACCTTTTTCATGTTCATAAAATGTTGTAGACCCATTGGCATTCGTTACTCCCTTTATTTTTGGAAAAGTTGGAACACCAGTTAAAGTGTATTCTGTTGCATAAGGATGGTCAAAAAGTTGTGCGTCATAATAAGTTGTTCTGGCCAGTGATCCCGTTGTCCAAGTGTTTTCAGTATAATTAAAGGTAACGTTTCTATCTATCGTGTTTGATCCTGATTTTGGATAATACCATGATACTTCACCAAAAAGTGTATTGTATCCAGCATAAACTTTTTTAGCTTGATCAAATTCTATTCCTAAGTCTCCTGTATTATTCGTTGTAAATACAAAATCTTCAACAGAACAAGGTAAACTTTTTACTGTACCATCATAGACAAAAAATCCACCTGAATCCGCCATCCAATATACAACACCATCTGCATAAACTACTGCATGCTTACCTATCAAACCACAATTAGATCCAACTTTTCTTATAGAGAATGTAAAAGGTGGACCTACAAATTGTGATATATATGCAGCAGTATCTGTTAAAATAAAAATATAATCTTTACCTTTTACAGCTCCTCTTATTTCTGTTCCGTCATCAAGTTGAAAAGTTCCAGCGGTGTTTGTTGAAGTAGGTGCATAATCTGAGATGTCTTCTTGATCAGAAAATCTAATAAACATTTTATCTTGTTTACTTGGATCACCAACAATTGTTTCAGTTCCTAAATGAAATAGATGTCGATCTTGATCAGAGACAATTGTCATTACAGATTTAGTTGGATTATTAGTTGCAACGGTAGCTCTTGTTTGAGGAGCGTTTGAGTTTACGTTTATGGGTTCCCAAGTAAAAGTTTTACCATCTAAGATAGTTGCTACTAAAGTTTGGCCAAAATTATCTAAAGACCAATCTGCTGAAGGTAGAACCACTGTACTCGCTGATGATGCATTGCCCCATCCAATAAACCCTGCAGTGTCTTCTACTATGGCACCATTAGAATGTGCTGACCTTGTTGATCCGTTGGCACCTCTTGTTATTCCTGTGAGATCATTTGATGACTTGCCGGTGTACGTTATTAATTCACCGCCTACTAAAATTTCACCAGTTGTTGGAAATAAAGATGCATCAGCTAAAGTTATATTTGTGGCTGAACCATTGTTACCTTGTGTGTCATCAGCTAAAGATCCATTAAGAGTTGATGATATTGCTCCAGCTAAACTACCACTCCACAAACCAGTTCCCCAACCAAAACCAAATGTTTGATTTAAAGAACCAGGTCTCACATAAGGATTAACCGAAGCAGAACCGGATGCTGACGCAGTTCCAGTTGAGACTAGATCCATAGTAATTGTGAAAGAGTTAATGTCAGGAGTAGTAACCACTTGGAATGTGCCACTAAAATTTGCTGCAACAAAACCTGTGGGTGCAGAGCTTATGGTAAATGTAAATAAATCTCCTATTTCTAATCCATGCGAAGCAAGATTCACTGTTACTGTAGCCGAACCGCTCGCTGTATCA